TTAGATTACACGCATAGGCATAAGCAAGGCCCGCCACTCTACCTTAGTAGCCGGTAGGTGTACGATTATAGGCTTACGCTCACCGGTAAACTCTACGCGTACCGCGTTACCCTTGCCGGCAATTTTACCGTAATCTGCGAAATAGGCCGGGTTAAATGAGATTTCACCTAGGCACTCTCTCTCACTCTTGTTTAGTAGATCATTAAACGTAGCCGGATAGTTAGCACTCATAAGATTAAGCGTAAGTGAACTACCGCCGGCGCTTACTGTAAGTAGGTCACCGATACGGTTTAGGCTTACGCGTGCTAACTTATTACCCTTAACTAGATCCACTATGCGCTTTACATCATCTAGCGCGATAAGGCTAGGCGATAGCGTACCCTCTCCCTCTACCTTGCCCTCTATTAATCTAAATCTATCGGTAGCACGTGCCACTAACTCTCCCTCTCCCTTACTCTCTAGCTGCACGCTATTAAGCGCGTGTAGTGCGCTCTTACCTTTATCCGCGTGCGTGCTTGATCCCTCTAAAAGCTCTAGCAAGGTTAGCCCTTGCACGCTCACGCTATCGGTTAGCGTTTTAGTCTGCTCTATTGTGTCCATTAATTAGCCCTCTATCTCTATTAGTTATCCGGTTAGGTACCGGCTACCCTCTCCCTAATCTGTAGACTAGAGAGAGGATAGTCACCTACCTAAGGTAAACCTTACTTATAGCACTCACTCATTGAACCGATACAGTAGCCGGTATCTGGCACGTACCATACGTGCCCGCTAAACCAGATTAGGCCGGCTAAGGCTAGGCCGATAAGTATCCCGGCCACTAAGTGCCCGCGCTTGTTTAGATCTCTCATAAGTCTAGGCCCTCTACAATAGATCTTGCATAGTCATAGGCCGGTTCACACTCTAAAACCGGGACCGTAGCGGTATCGAACCAATCACTAAACCGATAAGTGACGCTTATGATCTCACTACCGGCGTGCTTGATCTCTAAATACGAACTAGGCCCGCCATAGGATAGACATACGCTAGTGAGTTGAAAGTGATCTATAGATAGGGCCGGGTCATCAAAATAATCATCGTGATTAGGGTTATCCATCATCACGGTTAGGTCATCATTAAGTGACTTAAGGCTATCCTTGATGCGATCCTGGCACGTAGGTTGAACTTTTACTGTAGTCATTACTTATTCTCCTTATTCTCTAGGCGTATTTTTAGCGTGTAGGCATTTAGATCATCTAGATTTTTGATGTTATTTTCTGCATAGATTTTGATGTTATTCTCTATAATCTCGCTAGGGGTTAGGCGTTTATTCATTACTTAACACTCTCATCCCATAGGCAATTAGTGCAAGGCGTATCGGTACTATTATCACAGTCATCGCAATGAGTATCACTACTATTATTAATCTCATTAACACACTTATCACAACAATTACCAAAAGGCTCTATTGATAAGCCACTCTCTATGATCTCACCGCATAATTTACAGTCTCCATACTTACTCATTTCTTGTAATTCTTGTTGAAATTTCTGCCAGGTATCTTGCATAGTTTCTTTCATTTTACTATCTCTCTATCCACCGGATCTATTAGGTAGGTTATCCGATAGGGCTAACTATAAATGACTATGCCCTATAGTGCAAGGCCATTTAGTAACTATTATTCCACCGTGTCGCGATCCGCAGCTATGGACATTTAGGGCGATTATGTCTAACTCTAAACCCTTATGCGATTAGGCCTAGATCCGGACCGATAGGGCTAAGGGTTAGTGATTAGGCCCGGTGATGTCTGCCTATGTCTGCCCTGTTGTTGTGCGCCTATTGTTTAAATCTAGTGCCGTAAGGTTAGGGGTTATTGTTTACAGTCTGCCGAAAGGTTAGACAGCCCCTCTACCTTTTCTAGCCCGTAACGCCTAGCAATTGCCACCAATAGGGGGGTGGGGGGTCACAATAGCCCCGTAAAAAACCACTACCCCGTGTGAATAAAAAACAGCGCGTGTGTATATATACTCCCCCAAAAGAAATATTTGCTAAAGTGAAAGTAGGCTCTGACCAGCACTTATACTTACTGTGATACACATCACATCTCTAAAACGAGAAATCCGTTAAATTTCCTGCCTTAAGTATAGTAGGGGCTTAAGCTTTCCAGAAGCCCCGAATTACCCTACTGCGAGGCCCCCTAGGCCGAGCCTAGTACTACCCCTCACTCGCTTGGTGCTCGTTCGGGCGCAAGCCCGAGACTGTATAGTTTTAAGAGGGATAGTTCTGTCCTTTTTCTGATACAATGGGACAGGTATATCTTTACCCTGGTGGGTAAAAATCAACCAAGACAGGTAACAAAAGAATTGACATTCCGGCCCATTTTCTAAAAATTTTTTCTACGCCTTCGGCGCTACCTGTAAAGGAGATCCAATGGCAGATAACTCAGCCGACATCGCAAAACGTATTATCCTAGGATGCGTAGCTGAAGGTATGACCATTGAGGCCGCGTGCGGCCAAGCCGGCAAAAGTTTAAAGACTTACGAGTATTACCGTCGAACAGATAAGATCTTCACAGACAAAGTAGATAGAACTCGCCTTGGTCTTAAAGATAAAGCCTTTGCTTCCCCCGACGTTCACGACCTAGACTTTGCATCTTTTAGAAAGACATACCTGCATCAGCAGACTTTTCCACACCAGCAAAATCTCATTGATGTGATTGAAGGACGCGAGCCATCTTGGCTGCACCCTTCTATGAAGTTTGAACCAGGGATGAATCAGAACAGAATCCTGATTAACATTCCGCCCAACCACGCCAAGTCCATTACGGTAACTGTGGACTATGTAACGTGGAAGGTTGTGCAAAACCCCAACTTTAGAGTTTTGATAGTTTCTCAGACTCAGCAGCTTGCAGCAGATTTCCTCTACGCTATCAAGCAAAGATTGACACACCCAATGTATGCTGACCTTCAAGCAGCCTACGCCGCCGGAGTCGGCTTTAACTCTAAGTCTGCAACCTGGACTGCAACCCGTGTCACCTTTGGTGATGAACTCCGTGAGTCATCTGAGAAGGACCCAAATATTGAGGCCGTCGGTATCGGCGGTCAGATCTACGGCAAGCGTGCCGATATGATTATTGTAGATGACGCGGTCACATTAAAGAACGCTAACGAGTTTGAAAAGCAGATCCGCTGGTTAACACAGGACGTACGCTCCCGTCTTAACCCTACGGGCAAACTTATTATTATCGGAACACGTGTAACATCTGTAGATCTATACCGCGAGCTACGCCAAGAAGATAGATACCCAGGTGGGCAAGTTCCTTGGACATATCTTGCTATGCCGGCCCTTTTGGAAACAAACGAGGATAAGGAAAAGTGGGTAACACTTTGGCCCAAGTCCGACCAACCCTTTGAAGGACAGGTTGAAACAGATCAAGATGAAGATGGACTCTATCCTAGATGGAACGGTAAGCACCTATCTGCAGAGCGCCAAGCTATGGACGCACAGACCTGGGCTTTGGTTTATCAACAACAAGATGTTTCAGATAATGCAATCTTTGATCCTGTCACCGTACGCGGTTCCATTGACGGTATGCGTAAGGCAGGTAAGTTAGTTGCCGGCAATCCTGGTCATCCACGCGACCTTAACGGGTTTAGCTTTATTTGCGGTATGGACCCTGCTATTGTTGGTGATACCGCTGTGGTTTGTTACGCAGTTGATCGCAGCACTCACAAACGCTATATTGTTGATGCTTTCAAGATCACTCGCCCATCTCCGGCGCAAATTAAAAACCTTATAATTGACTGGACTTCTATCTACGGTCCCTCTGAGTGGATAGTAGAGAAGAACGCCTTTCAGGCTTTTCTTACTCAAGATGAAGAACTGCGTCGCCACTTGGCATCACGCGGAGTAATCTTGCGTGAGCACCATACCGGTTCTAATAAGTGGGACTCAGGCTTTGGTGTGGCATCTATGTCTACTCTGTTTGGTACTAAGCAAGCAGATGGTAGACACCATAGAGATAACCTAATGCACCTGCCATCAGATCAAACTGAGAACATCAAGGCTTTAATCGAGCAGTTAATCACCTGGTCACCTAGTACTAAGGGTAAGACCGATATGGTAATGGCTCTGTGGTTCTGTGAGATCAGAGCACGTGAAATGCTCAACAACGGTCAGTACGCAAGCCACCACTTGAAAAACCCTTTCCTATCTCGCCACGAGATGGGCAAGCGAGCAGTCATCAATATAGATGAGATGCTAGCTGAGAAAGAACGTCACTTTATCTAAGGAGCAGTAATGGCAGATATGAAAAAACCTATGGCTAAGCCAACAGGTAAGAAAAAATCAAACGGTTCAAACACAAAGCCATTTAATGTTCGCTTAATTAAACCAGATGAAATTATTAAAGATAAGCCAAAGGGTCCTAAAGTTGTTGGAAAAAAACCAAAGCCAAAAGGTCTTAATGATTTTCTTGATAAAGGTATGACACCTCCAAGCAAAAACAAGAAGTTGCCTTCAGATGCCGATGTGATTCTTAAGGGTTACAACGATAAGAAGACTATTGCAAAATTTAAAGAGTCTCAAAAGAAAAAGGGTAAAAAATAATGGCAAGATTGTCAGACAGAGCACGTAAGGCAATTAGAAATGCCAGTAGTGTAGAAACTGGTGTTGCAACATACGAGACTATCAATCGTAATGCTAAAGCAGCGGGAGTAAAACTTACTATGGCAGAAGAACGCGCCGCTGCAAAGGTTCTTGAACCACGTATACGATTAGATCGTAAAAAAACTGCAGCTCGTGCGGTTAACATTGAAAAGATGCAAGCAAAAAAGACTGCTGCAAAGCGTGCAGCAGCAGCTATTGGTAATACACCAGCAGCAAAGAAGGCGGTGCCTAAGCCAGCAGCTAAAACTAGATTAAAAGAATCTACAAAGAAAAAGGGTAAGTAACTATGGCAATTACACCAAGCTACAAGAGTGGCGAAGACGAAGGACACTACATTGACAAGGGTGCTGTAATGACACCTCAGATCAACCCATCATCAGATGCTAAGTATGTAGCCGCTAAGGCACAAGCACTTGCTGAGTCAAAGATTGTATGGCCTACTAAGGTCGCAGGAATTTCAGACCCGCTTTAATAATTTAAGGACATAACTTTGTTATCTATAAAAGAGATCTCTGCTAAGACAGCACGCCTGCAGACTAGATACGCAGGACGTGATTTGCGTATGCGCGAGGTTCTATCTGCACGTCAAGGTGATCTCTCAAAGGTATACCCTTCTATGTTCTCAGAGGATTATCCAAAGCCTCTAGTTGCAAATATGATTGACGTGGCAGCGCGTGACCTAGCAGAAGCTATGGCACCGCTTCCATCATTTAACTGCTCTGCCAGTAATATGACAAGTGATGCAGCACGTAAGGCTGCAGATCTTCGTGGTCGTATCGCTAACTACTATGTCAACGATTCACAACTACAGATCCAGATGTATACAGGTGCTGATTGGTTTAACACCTACGGTATGCTCATTGGTCGCGTAGAGCTTGACTACGATAAGCAAGACCCAGTTATTACTTTGATTAACCCATTTGGTTCTTACCCAGAGATTGACCGCTTTGGTCGTTGTACTTCTTTGGTTCAAATCGTCGGTATGGATGCAGCATCTATTGCATCAATGTATCCAGAGTATGCAGATGTAATTGTAGGAAAGAACGCCTATACACCTGGCAGTCCTTACCTATCATTGGTGAGATACCACGACGCAGAACAAGATGTAATCTTCCTACCAGATCGCAAAGACTTAGTCCTTGCACGCACACCTAATCCAGTTGGTAAATGCCTTGTACAAGTTGCAATGCGTTCATCCATTGATGGCGAGGCACGTGGTCAGTTTGACGACATCCTTGCAGTTCAGCTTGCACGTGCTCGATTTGCCGTGCTACAGATTCAGGCCGCCGAAAAGTCCATCCAAGCTCCTATAGCCATCCCACAAGATGTGCAAGAGTTGGCAATCGGCCCTGATTCAATTATGCGCTCTGCTAATCCGCAGGCAATCCGTCGCGTTCCACTAGACCTACCACCTGGTATCTTTGCAGAGTCTGGTGTCTTAGAGCGTGAACTACGTATCGGTGCTCGTTATCCAGAGTCTCGTTCAGGAAACATTGAGGCAAGCGTTGTAACAGGACGCGGTGTTCAAGCATTACAGGCTGGCTTTGACTCACAGATTAAAGCAGCACAAGCACAGTTTGCTCGTTTGTTTACAGACTTAATCTCTATCTGCTTTGCAGTAGATGAGAAGATCTTTGGTAATCGCACTAAAGAGATTCGTGGTATGGATGATGGTATGCCATACACACTCAAGTACCAACCTGCTAAGGCTATTAACGGTGACTATTCAGTAGATGTCCGTTACGGAATTATGTCAGGTATGGACCCTAACCGTGCCATTATTGCTTTGCTACAAATGCGCTCTGACAAGCTTGTATCACGTGATTATGTACGTCGTGAGATGCCAGTTGAGATTAACGTTACACAAGAAGAGCAAAAAGTTGATATTGAAGAGATGCGTGATTCATTACGCACTGCAGTTGCACAGTATGCACAAACATTACCTGTACTTACATCACAAGGACAAGATCCTATTCAGATCATTACCCGTATAGCCGAAGTAATTAAAGGCCGTCAAAAGGGTATGCAGATTGAAACTATTGTGGAGAAGGCCTTTGCGCCTGAGCCACAGCCGCAGGCTCCGTTAGGTATGCCTGCCGAACTAGGTGCAGGTATGGCCCCCGCTTCTGCCTCGCAGCCAACTCCAGATGAATCTGGCGGTGCGGCCCCTGCTCCTGGTGGTCCACAACAACCTCAAGGAAGACCAGATATTGCATCACTGCTCGCCTCAATCGGCGGCGCGGCATAAATCCAAGGGAGGTGAAATATGAAAAAAGGAACACAAGCACCAGCTCCAATGTCTAAGCCAGTCGAAGGCAGCAAAGCAGGAGATAAGGTAACAGGCGGAAAGGTTTACCAACCATTCGCTGGAACACCAAAGCCAGGCAAGAAAGTATCTAAGTAATATTATTCTGATGGAGGTGCTGGACGATGGACAAGAATAAAGTGCGTCGTCCAGTACGCTCTACAGATTTCTTAGTTATACTATCTGAGTTGATATTTAATATCTCTCAAGTAATGACAACATTTTTTGAATCACTTTTTGAATTAAGTATCTACCACGCTAATCGGGAAACTGAAGTTAACAAGGCTTGGGAAGATTTTGCAACAGACATAGAGACGATACAGGAGGATAACGATGGCAATAGACGAAGCCAAGAACCCAGTTAAGGGAGTATCCGGTCCTGGAAAGTTTTCATCACGTACAGACCTACCACCATCTAGCTCATACGGTGACGGTGTACAAACTGCTGAGATCGCAGGTGGCGCTCCTTTAGCATCAACACCTGACGTACGCGGTGCTACAAATACAGAATTAAGAGCAGCAGGCCGACAGGGCCAAGGTGCTGCATCTATGCAACAGACGCCAATTACACCACTGTTTGCACCTACACAGCGACCAGATGAACCTATTACTGCAGGTATTGATATGGGACCAGGCGCTGGATCTAGCGCACTTATGATGCGTAAGACATCACAAAAACTTTCAGATGCTTTAGTAAAAATGCTTCCATATGACACTACTGGAGAGATTGCAGTTTTGTATCAGGATGCCTTATCACGAGGTAATTAATGTCTGATAACTTAAAAGCAGCCTCTTTGGCAGCGGGATTATCACCAGAGGAACAAAAAAAGGTTGATGATTTTAATAAAGCCTTTAAGGTTCACAAGCAACTTTTAAATGTACCGGCTGAGGTTGGTAGTGCCAAGTATAAGAAGTTAACTCCTGCACAACAGGATAACTTACAAAAGAACTTTGGTAATGAAGATCCTGAGACTAAGCCTAAGCGTGGATTTTTTGGAACCACTTGGGATTACACAGGTGGGGCAATCCTTAAAGGTCTTGGTGAAATATCTGATTTTACTACTCGTGCCTATCGTACAGCAGCTATTGCAGTAGACCAAGACCTTGATATTGGTGATGCTTGGACTGTAGCAAACGACAAAGGCGATAAAGTATTTAGCCCTGATCGTATTGCAAATGCACAGGCTACATTTGGTAGAGAAGCTGTAGATATTGCAGTACGTATTGCATCTGGTGAAGATCCAGAAAAGATCTTAAAGGAAGCAACTCCAGAGCAAAAGAAGTATCTTATGCTTGCTGACCCAACAAATAAAGTTATTGATGGTATTGAAGATAACAAAGTTGAAGCAGCACGAGGTTTATTTCAAGACACACTTGATGCTGTAGAAGCAGCTAAGTACTCACCT